CTGGCAGACGGCAAGGAAATCTATCTGGACAACACGCAGGCGGCGTTCGTGAATTCGTGCGGCGTGGTGACGGCAGTCAACGACCAGGGATGGAAATCGTGGGGCAATGAGAACGCGGGCTTTCCGGAAGTGACCAGCGCCAAGGACCGCTATATCTCGAACCGGCGCATGATGAACTGGTATCGTAATCGCTTTGTGCTGGCGTATAAGGACAGGGTAGATGATCCGGCATCTCGGAGAACGGTTGAGGCGTTTGTGGATTCGGAGAATCAGTATTTGAATTCGCTGGCGTCGGGCGGCTACATTCCGGCAGGATGCAAGATTGGCTATGACGAGAAGGTAAACACGACGGAGGCAATCATGAACGGAGATGTCGTGTTTGACACGCAGCTCGCGTTTTTCCCGGTCGCAAAGCATATCGTGAACCGAATCAGCTTCAATCCGCAGCTGATTACGGACGCACTGTCTGGAGGTGAGAAGTAATGAGAAACAGAATCACGAGATCGATGATTCCGGAAGTCATTAATAATTTCAATGCGTACATTGGAGAAAACGGCGAAAAGCTGATTGGACTTTCCGGACAGGTGACACTGGCAAGCCTGAAATATATGAAGGCAGAAATCAGCGGCGCGGGAGTGGGAGGAACCTACAGTGTGTCGGTAGGCGGGCTTTACGAGGACATTACGCAGGAAATCCCGGTACAGACGCTGACACCGCAGAATGCACAGATGATGAACATCAAGAAGAGATGCCGGATTACGCTGAGAGGCGCACTGCAGATTTATGACAGAGATACGGGCGCGAGAGACTATGTGCAGATGCGGTACACAGTTGAGGGTTCTGTATTAGGCCTGAATCCGGGAAGCTTCCAGCTGGGAAACCCGATGGGCACGACATTCGAAATGTCGGCAACCTATGTGTCGCTGGTTGTCGGTGATGATACGCTGATTGAGCTTGATAAGTTGAATCAGATTTGCATTGTGGACGGCGAAGATATTATGCGAGAGATTCGCGAGAGCTGCTGAGAGAATCAAGACGGCCGGTGCTGCATGAGCGGCATCGGCTTTTTCTAAAAGGAGATAGGAGAGGAGCGAACAATGGGAAGACAGAATAAAACGACCGGTGGAGAAAATGGCGGAGCAAGCGCGACGGCGGAAGCAAATGTAAAGCAGGGAGCGGCGGGCGCAGAGCAGGAAAAGGTTCCGGCGATTATGACGCTGGAAGTGCCGTTTGAGTTTGAGGGGGAAACATACGAAAGCATCGATTTGTCAGGCCTGGCAACGGCGAGAGCAGAGGATATGTGCGAGGTGGATGAGGAAGCCAAGCGGCAGGGAGACAGCAGCGCAAACGGACTGCATCCGGAAATCACACGGAAGTACGCGATGCTGCTGGCGTGCCGACTGAACCGGAAGCCTTACAACTGGCTTGACAAGATGAATGCAAAAGATTCGATTCGGCTGAGAGAGACGGTGACGGCTTTTTTCTACTTTATGGCCTGAGCCGAGAATCGGCGGCAGAGCTTAGGAAGATTATTGTCTGGATGTCGCTGAGGCTTAGGACGGGAATCGAATTTTTCTATCGGATGAAGATTACGGCTTTACTGGAGTGGGCAGAGACCGTGCGGGAGATGACTGAGGGGAAGTAATGGCGGGGAAAAATACGCAGTATGATTTTCTGATTAAAATTTTGGGACGTGTGGATCCGTCGCTCAAAACATCGGTGCAATATACCAAACGGGAGATGAAGAAGTTCGAGAGCGATTTCTACAAGACGGAATCCGGTATCTGGAAGAAGGCAACGGGCATTGCGTCGGCTGTCGCAAAGGTGGGAGCGGCAGCGGGAGTGGCAACGGGGGTTGCGCTTAAGAAAGCGTATGACGTCGGGTCGGAATTTGAGAAGCACATGGACGAATGGTCCGCAACTGCCGACGCAAGCAATGCGCAATACGAAAAAGCAAGGGAAGCCGCGCTTCTTTGGGGGCGCAAGACTACAAAGACAGCGACGGAGTCGGCGGACGCTTTGAAATACATGGCGCTTGCCGGATGGGATGTGAATACGTCGATTAAGGCGCTGCCGAGCGTCTTGAAACTTTCTGAGGCAACAAACCTTGACCTTGCGAGAACAAGTGACCTTGTGACTGATGCTATGTCGGCAACGGGAACGGAAGCGGGAGACCTGGCACGCTTTCTGGATGTCGCGGCGAAAGCGAACAACCGTTCAAACCAGACGGCAGAACAGCTGTTGGAGGGATATATCAGAACCGGTGCGCAGTTGCATGACTTACATGTCCCGATTGAGGAATCGGCAACGGCATTCGGTGTGCTGGCAAACCGCGGTTTGAAAGCAGAAGAAGCCGGAACCGCATTGCGGTCGGTTTTAATCAACCTGACGACCGGTGCCGGAAGCGCCGGGAAGATGATGGATAAGCTCGGCGTATCGGCATTTGACGACGAGGGAAGATTCATTGGCCTGAAGAACACGATGATGCGCGTGAACGACGCAACGCGGAACATGAGCGACGAGCAGAGGAATGCCGCACTTTCCGCGCTGGGCGGCAAGCGAAATGTGGCGGCACTGAGCGATATGCTACAGAGCTTAAATAATACGCTGGCGGACGGAAGAACGGAGTGGGATGCACTCCGCGAAGACCTGGACAACGCCGGAGGCGCGCTGAATAAAATGTCGAAGGTTAAGATGGATAACCTTTGGGGCGATTTGAAGATCCTTGAAAGCGCAATGCAGGATGCCGGAATTCGCGCATATGACGGGTTCTCAAACCCGCTGAGAGACGCAACGCAGCTGGCGACGAAAGAGGTATACAAGTTCTCGGACAATGTATCCGACAAGATTGGCGTGTGGTATCCGACGATAAAGCGGAATGCGGAAGAAGCCGGAAAAGGATTGAAGGAATTTACGGCACCGATGTTTTCGCTCGGGAAATGGCTTTTAGCGAACGGAGATTCCACGGTCGCGGTGCTGGCCGGTATTGCCGGTGGAATTACAACGCTACACGCCGCGGTGAGTGCGCGGAAGCTGAGCAAGGAAATCATTGCGTTTACAAAGCTATTTAACAATCCGATTGCAAGCCCGATTATGCTCCTGGGAACGGCAGCTACAGTTCTGGTTGCGGTTGCGACGAAATATAAAATTGCGTCGGAGGCGGCAAAGAAGGCGGCCTTAGACAAGACATTCGGAAACATTGCGCTGTCTGAAAAAGAGCTGCATGAAGTGTCCCGGAAGATTATCGGAGAAGGGACGATTGACAGACTGGTAGGCTCTGTTGAGAGGCTTGGCGAGCTGAAGGACAGCGGGAAGGCAATCAGTGATGTGGCGGAGAAGAGCAAGGAGTTGCTCTTCAAGGTGAGGAACGGAATCCAATTTACCAGCGACGATTCAGCGGCACTGGGAGACAACATCAAGTCCATGGTTGAGGACGGTCTGAAGATTGCAAGCGAGGCGAGTTATACAGATGCAATCAGCGTGCGGGCCCTTTTCGGAAATGACGAAGAGGGGAAAGGGCTGATTCAGAATTTTGCAAGCTACAACGAACAGATCGGGAAGGAAATCAGCGCGAAGGGAGAAGAGCTCGGAAAGCTGTATTCGGACGCTATCAAGGACGGAGCGATTGATAGCCATGAGGCAGAAATCATTGAGGCAAAGATTCAGGAGTACCAGAACATCACAGACGGAATCACACGCTATGTGACCGAAGCAAAGCAACGGCGACTGGTTGATGATGTGCTGGCAAAGGGCGGGCAGCAGTTGACGCCGGACAGCTTAAAGAATCTGTACTCTGATTTGAACAGCACAACGAAGGATACGCTTAACAATCTGACAACGACATATGAATACACACAAGGCAAGCTGGAAAAGCAGAGAGCTGATTCGGCGAGTGGAAAGATTGCGGAGGGGACTCCGGGATATATCAGTGCCGATGATTACAACGCAGCGGTAGAGCAGGCGCGGAATAAATACATCGGTGAGCGGAACCGTGTTTCGTCGGCAAGCGTCGCGTCGAGCATTGAAGCCATTATGCGAGCGGATAGTGGCAAGTATCAGGCGGCGTCCGACCGGCTATCTGAGGCGATTGTAAAGGCTGAAAACGAAGCGTGGGAAAAGGCACAGGCAAGAGGCAATCCGGAAGCGCACTATGCCACTTATCTGCAGGAGAGTCTGGCGACGGCGCAGTACACGGTGGGCGAGACACTGAGCAATGCTGAGGTGAAGAACCTACAGGAATTACGAAAGGCAATCGAACCGCAGATTGCTGAACTGAGAGCGGCGCGGGATGAGGCGTTAAAGCGCGGATTAAAGATTGATCCGGAGACGGCGAAAGCGATTAGTCTGGCGGACAATCTGGACATGCTGATTGGCGACAAGAGCGCAATCTACAAGAAGGTTGGATCACTTTTCCAGGGAAACGAGAAACAGGTTTCTATACTGGAGGGCGCAAAGAATATCCCGACTATGATTAAAAACGGGATCATGTCCGGTCTGAAAGAAAAGCAGCTGGACGGAGCGGGAATTGCGGATAGCGTGGGAACGAACATTAATTCGGGACTGCGGGAGAAATTAAACAGCGGCTATTTTATGCAGAGCGCAATTCCGGCAGTGAACAACATGAGAAGCGCATTCCAGACAGCAGCGCTAAGTACTCCGATTGTCCTTACGCCGGACATTCGAATTGATACAAGCCGTGCGACGATGGGAGCGCTGCCGACTATACAAGCGGGAAAAGCGGGTGCACCGGTAAGCCTTAAGAGCATCGATCAGATGGTTGAAAAGAAAACAACGCCACAAAAGCCGAAGACCACAAACTTTCTGAGCGGGCTATTCAAGAAGAACGCGCTGGGAGGTATCTACGACAAGCCGATTCTAACTGAGGTAGCGGAGGCCGGAGACGCGGAAGCTATTATTCCGATTAACCGGACGGCGCGCGCGGCAGAGCTTTACAAAGAGACGGGAAGAAGGCTTGCGGCGCAGGGAAACGGCACAGAGACGGCGACCGCGAATATCAGCCTGACTATCAATGTTGCGGGGAATGCGGACCGGAAAGAGGTTGAGGCGGCAGGACAGACGCTGTTAGACCGGTTCGGAGAGCTGATGCGGCAATATCAGAGAAGGGAGGCTCGGACGGCATTTTGAGGCAGTATGAGACGGTGAGCGGCGACACATTTGATGTTGTCGCTCATAAGATATGGGGAGATGCAAAAAGAGCCGGAGAGCTGATGCAGGCGAATTTTGCGGCATTGGAATATCTGGTTTTTCCGGCCGGTGTGATTCTGAAAGTTCCGGAAGACGGGGAAATGAGCACGGTGAGAAATCAGGCGAACGGGGATGCAGATGAGGCGTTTAATTTCAGGGAGGTAATTCTTGGGACTGGCAAGGCGGGCGCGGGTAAAGATTCTGTATGACGGACAGGACACGGGACTTTCTGAGAAGGCGTTATCGGTATCTTATACCGACAACGCCGAAGGGAAGTCGGACGATGTAAGGGTCACACTGGAAGACAGGGATTTGAAGTGGATAGAGGGGAAGAACAGCCTGCCGGAGATTGGGCACGAGCTGGACTTGACAATCTATCTGGATCACTGGAATACCGACCTTGATATGCAGAGCTATCATGTCGGGAAATTTGTGATTGATGACATTACGCTGAGCCATGGAGCGGCCGGAACGGTGACACTCGGCGCCGTGTCTATGCCGGCGGATGAAGGGTTCAATTCCGTGTGGAGGTCGGAGACCTGGAACAAGGTGACATTAAAGCAGCTGGCACAAGAGATTATGGCGCGCTACGGCATGGAAAAGCTTTTCTGGTACGGCGAGGAGCAGATTTTGGAAGCGGTAGAGCAGCAGAATGAAAGCGATAGCGCGTTCTTAAAGAATCAGTGTGACAAGCAGGGGCTGTGCCTGAAAGTATATAAAACAGGGCTTGTGATATTCGACAAACGGCTATACGAATCGCGGGGATTCAAGTACCTGTTTACGAGGTATGACACGGAGAGCCTATCCTACAATCGGACGCTTTTCGGGACCTACACCGGCGGAGAGGTGAAGTATACAAAAAGCGGCGGGAAAGAGAGCGAAGCAAAGACGATTGATGTGACGGTGGGAACGCCGGAGAGATTGCTTAGACTGAATCAAAGCGTGCAAGATGAGGAAGAGGCAAGGAAGCTCGCGATTGCCCGCGTGAACGAGGCAAATGAGAAAGCAGAGACGGTGAGTTTAACCGTGATACCGCAGACGATTTTATATGCCTCGGACAATTTTTTTCTGGACCGTATGGGTGTGATGAACGGGAAGTATTTTACGCAGAGCGTGACGCACAATATAGGCGGCGGGAGATATAGCTGCACTGTGAGCGGCTACAAGGTATTCAACAGGCTGTGAAGGAGAAGAGGCAGTGGAAAACATAAGACTGGGAAGAATCAGTACATTTGACGCAGAGAGCGGCACGGCCTCGGTGTACTATCCGGACAGAGGGAAGAACGCCACAAAGAATTTCCCGATACTGGCGCCGTTTGGGATTGCGCAGAAATTTGAGAAGGAAGACCTGGTTGTTGTGATGTATTTCTCAAACAGCGAAGAGAGCGGCGTAATTCTCGGCGGCGTTTCAGAATACGGGAGCGTGCCAAAAGCTAACATTGGGGCGAAAGAGGGAGCGCTGACGGTAGAGGCGATTTCCGTTACATACACCGCGGGCGGAAAGCAAATTGACTTGAAAGAGCTGGCTGAGAAAGTGGAGGCAATGGGAGCGGAATGAAGGTTGGAAGCTGGGGAAATGTAATCCGCTTTCAGGTATCGGGGAACAAAGTTTTGACTTTCCAGAACGGAATGTCAAGAACAACCTCGGTGCAATACGAGACGCACAACATGCTATACGGGGCGCCGCGGCTGCAGTTTGTGGGGCCAGGAACAGAGACGGTGCGTTTTACGATGGAGCTGAACGCGATGATTTGCCGGAAGCCGGTGCGAGTAGAAAACGACATAAGAAAAGCGATGCTTAAGGGCGAATATTATCCGCTGATTGTGGGGAAGCACTGCATTCTGAAAAATGCGCTGATCACATCAATGTCTACAAGCTACGATATCGTGATTGTAGACGGTCGCATTATGTCGTTGAAGATAGATGTTGAGATGAGCGACTATAACTAAGGGAAGCGGGCACGGAGACTATGAGAGCGGAATATATCACGAGCGAAAACGATGAAGAGATGCGGGAGATTCTAACGGGACTGGACATGCTTTTATCGGTTCCGGAAGGGTCGTTGCCGTGCAATCGGGATTTCGGAATTTCATGGTCAAATTTGGACTTGCCGAAGGAAGAGCTGGAGAACGAATATGCGACGGCGCTGATTATTAAGGCAGCGGAGTTTATTCCGGAAATAGAAATCCGTGAGATAAAGTTCACTGAGAATGAAGACGGCGAGTTGCTGGCAAGAATCGAAGTTGAGAGGTCTTGAGCGTGGGGAAAACAGATGAGCTGAAAAAATATCCGGAGCTTTCATTTATCGACGAGATGACATTGCCGCGCCTAATCGAAAATATGGAAGCGCTGTATAAGCAGAAATATTTCGAGACGACGGGAAGGATAAAGCAGTTCCGGGCGGCGGACAGAGAGCGGCTATTGCTGGAGGCCTGCGCCTACTATCTTTATCAGGGCTATGTGATGGTGGATCGCGCCGGAAAAATGAATCTTCTGAAATACGCCGAAGGGAAGTACCTGGAAAACCTCGGAGCGCTCAAAGGGATTCAGCGGAACGGCGCGGAGGGCTCGGTGGTGACGGTAAAGTTTTCCTTGCGATCGAGGCGTGAGAGCACGACACCAATCCCGAAGGGTAGCCGCGTGACGGCAGGGGACGGCGTGGCGTTTGAGACAACGGCATATGCAGAAATACCGGCGGGAGAAACATCGGTACAGGTCAAGGCAAAGTGTCAGAGCGCTGGGCTGATTACGAATAACTACGCTGCCGGAGAAATCAGTCGGATGGTAGATGCGATTCCGTATGTGGACGCGGTGCAGAATATGACGATTCCGGCGGGCGGCAAAGATGTGGAAACGGACGATGAGCTGAGAGAGCGGATCTATATGGCGCCGGAAGGATACACGACGGCCGGAAGTCTGGAGGCATATCGTTATCACGCAATCCGGTTTGATTCGACGCTGGAAGATGTGGCTGTATTTTCACCGGCGCCGAACGAGGTGACGATTGTTGCACTGCAGGACGGCGGTGTTATTCCGTCCGGCGAATACATAGAGAATCTGCAAAAGTTCATTTCGAGAGATGATATTCGGATGCTGACTGACAAGGTGAGCGTCAAGGCGCCGCAAACGATGCCCTATGATGTGGATGTGGAATACTGGATCAACAAAAGCGATGAGGACCGTGCGGAGACAATCCAGAAGAGCGTCAACGAAGCGGTTGAAGAGTTTATCAACTGGCAGAAGGGGAAAATCGGAAGAGACATTGTGCCGGACAAGCTACGGTATCTGATGATTCGCGCCGGGGCAAAGCGAGTGGAAATTGCCAAAAGTCCGCAGTTTATGACGGTGGGGCGCGACACCGTGGCTGTATTGGGCAGGAAATCCATACGATACCAGGGGCTGGAAGATGATTGAATACCAGAGTGGAGAGCTTAAAAATCTACTTCCGGCGGTCTTTGCGGAAGATGCCGAAGTGATTGCACTGTCATTTGCGTTGAAGCGAACCATGGCAGATGTGCTGCAGGCGGCGGCACGAACGGGGATATACGCGGATCTGGACGGAGTGCCGGAAAAGGTTTTGGACTACCTCGCAAAAGAGTGGAAGGTCACATATTACAGAGCGGAATTCAGTGTGCAGAGAAAGCGCGAAATTCTGAAAAACGCCTTGAAGGTCAAGATGTTCGCGGGGACAAAAAGCGCGGTGCAGCAGCTGGCGTCTATGCTTTTTGGAAAGGCAGAGATTGAAGAGTGGTTTGAATTCCGGGAAGCAAAACAGGAGCCCGGATATTTCGATGTGAAGGTGACGGCGGAAGAGACACTGACAGCCGAGCAGCACGAAGGATTCGGACGGCTGATTGAGGATATCAAGAACGCGTCGTCGCATATCCGGACAATCAAGACGCAAGAGACTGCGCAGGGCAGTGTCTATACCGGAGCGGCACTTGGAGAAGCACTTGAGCAGGAACTTGAAGTCAACGGAGGGTAAGAGTGGCGAAATACAGAAAAGTTGAGATTACAGACGCGGGCACAGCGCTCGCGCGCCGAGCACTTTCCGGAGAGACAAAAATCACATTCACGAAGGTTGAGACGGGAAGCGGAAGCTATAGCTTGTCAGAGAATCTGAAAGAGAAACAGGGATTAAAGGC